GTACCTCAAAAAAAAGTATACAGAAAACTACGAAGGGAGCATCCTTTGGACTAATTATATAAAAGAAAGAAAGCTAGGAATTATACAAGACCTAACTCTTAAATTACCAAATTGTAAAAACTAAAAAGTTATAAAATGTCACAAGACCAGAAGTTACAACAAGAAGAGATTGATAGTATTAAGATGATACAGTCTCAAAAAATTAAATTAAACGAGGAATTAGCAGCAATTACGTTAGCTGAATTTGAGTTAAAGACTCGTAAACAAGCAGCAGAGAATTTTTATAATTCATTAAAAGAAGCAGAAAAATCTATTGCAGCAGAGTTACAAACTAAATACGGATTTCAAAAAGTTCATCTGAATTTAGAAACAGGAGATATAACGGAAGCTTAAAAATAATAGGTAGGGTGTTTCACCTGAATATACCTATTTATATACGTAGTTAAATTAAATCTTTTGAAAAGGGTTTCGAATTTATTAAGATATTTATTTTAGAACCCAACTAACAAATAATAGAGACATGGCAGAAACATTAATTTCACCAGGTGTATTAACGAGAGAAAATGATATTTCGTTTATCCAACCACAAGCGGCTGCGGTAGGTGCAGCGTTTATTGGTCCAGCAGTAAAAGGCCCGGTAGAGCAACCTATAGTAGTAACTTCTTACGGACAGTATCAAAGATTATTTGGAACCACGATTACATCTGGTTCTAATAGCTATGAATACTTAACATCAATTGCAGTAAAGAGCTACTTTGAACAAGGAGGAAACACAGCATTAGTAACTAGAGTAGTATCTGGTTCTTATACACCTGCTTCTAACACAACCTTAGCTACAGCAGGCGGATCAGTTACTAACCCTTTCCGTTTAGAAACATTAGGAAAAGGAGACATATATAATAACGCAACAGGTTCAAACGCTGGAACAGCTGTAACAAACACAGACGGTTCAATTGCTTTAGGTAAAACAGATAATATCAGATTCGAAATTACAAATGTTAATAGCGATAACGGTACATTCTCATTGTTAGTACGTAGAGGGGACGATAGTGCAAAGAACAAGATTATCTTAGAAACCTTTAATGATTTATCATTAGATCCAAACTCAGAAAATTACATCGAGAGAGTAATCGGTAACCAAACTGTATCTAAAACAGTTGAAGGTTCAGAAGTATTCGTAAGCGTAACTGGAGAGTATGCTAATAAGTCTAACTACATTAGAGTAAGTGCGGTAAATAACCCAACTTTAAACTACTTAGCAAATGACGGTATAACTGTTAATAGTAGCTACGATGATTTACTCCCAACAGCACAGTTAGGTTACTTCTTCGGCGCAACAGGTACTGCATTCCCAGGAGGTAGAAAAGCTAACTTCTTTAAGAATATTACAAACGTAGATACACAAGGTTTAATAGCAACTAACTATGCAGATGCTATCTCAATCTTAAATAATAAAGACGAATACCAATTCAATATTGTAACAGCTCCAGGTCTAGTTTACGACTTCGGTACTCACAAGACACAATTAGATTCTATCATCTCATTAGTAGAAGGTAGAGGAGATGCAATCGCAGTAATTGACTTAGAGCAATACGGTGCTACAGTATCAAACGTAACAGCAGCAGCAGGAACAGTTAACTCTTCTTATGCAGCTTCTTACTGGCCTTGGTTACAAACTCAATCTGCTACAGGTAAAAACGAATGGGTTCCTGCTTCAACAGTTATCCCAGGTGTTTATGCTTTCACTGATAGTGCAGCTGCTCCTTGGTTCGCTCCAGCAGGTTTAGTTAAAGGAGGTATTCCTAACGTAATTCAGGCAGAACGTAAAGTTAGCCGTGAGCAACGTGATTTATTATACCGTGCTAATGTTAACCCAATTGCTACATTCCCTGGACAAGGTATTGCAGTATATGGTCAGAAAACTTTACAGAAAAAAGCTTCAGCTTTAGATAGAGTAAACGTTCGCCGTTTATTAATCGAATTGAAACGCTTCATCGGAGGTCAGGCTAATAACTTAGTATTCGAACAAAACACAATCGCTACAAGAAACAAATTCTTAGCAATCGTTAACCCTTACTTAGAATCAGTAGTTCAACGTCAAGGTTTATTCGCTTACAGAGTGGTAATGGATGATTCTAACAATACAGCTGATATCGTAGATAGAAATCAGATTATTGGTCAGATCTTTATCCAACCAGCTAAGACTGCAGAATTCGTAGTACTTGACTTCACAATTGAACCAACAGGTGCAACATTTGTAGCATAATTAAAATAATTGATATTTATATAAAACAGATAATAAAATGGCAGTATTAGATTCTAACGAAATTATGTTCAGAGCCTTCGAACCGAAGGTACAGAATAGATTTATCCTATACAGTGACGCTATACCATCATTCATGGTTAAGGCGGTAACTGCACCATCTTTCACAGATGAGGAGATCAAATTAGATCACATCAACTCTTATAGAAAGATTCGTGGAAAAAGAAACTGGGAAAACATGGATATGACATTGTACGATCCAATTAACCCATCAGGCGCTCAAGCAGTAATGGACTGGGCTCGTCAATCATACGAATCAGTAACCGGTAGAGCTGGTTATTCAGATTTCTACAAGAAAGATTTGACTTTGAATCTTTTAGGACCAGTAGGTGATATCGTATCAGAGTGGATCGTTAAAGGAGCATTTATCGTAAACATGGCCCAAGGTTCTTTGGACTGGTCAACTAGCGAAGGTGTTGAATTAACAATCACTGTAGCGATGGACTACTGCGTACTTAACTACTAATCTGCCTGAAATATATAAAAAAAGAGCCCGGAAAGAAATTTTCGGGTTTTTTATTAGACGTAGATATTTTTTGGAAGATATAGAATATTTATATGTATATAAATTAACAAGAAATGGAAAATTTTGATTTAAGAAAATTTTTAGTAGAAAATAAATTAACTACTAACTCAAAACAAGCCAGCGGTGAAGTTAACGAATTCATGGGCTTATTTGGCGGTGGCGCTAAATTTAAAGATGGTGACAAAGTATATATTAGACAAGGAGGTCATGATGGTGCAGAATTCGAAACTACACCTAGAAAGATTAGCTTAAGAGCTTCTAATGGCAAGCCACTTAAGAAAGACGGTAAGACTCAATACTTTGTAACAACCCCAGAACACCAAGGACAGTTCTTTATTTCAGGAGGACTTTACGTAGACGAAAAGAATATAAAACCAGCATAATAAAGCTAGTTAGATTAATAAAAGAGCCCGGAAAAATAATTCCGGGTTTTTTGTTGCTTTCAAAAGTTATTTTTCATATATTTATATGAAATAACGTTATTTAAAATAAAATTTATGGATCAAACACAAAAATTCCCTACAGAAATTGTAGATCTTCCGTCAAAAGGATTGCTTTACCCTGTAGACCATCCACTAGCATCAGGTACCGTAGAAATGAAGTACATGACTGCTAAAGAAGAAGACATTCTCACTAACCAAAGCTTTATCGAAAGAGGAGTTGTAATTGACAAGTTATTACAGTCTTTGATTGTAACCAAGTTTAGCTACGACGATCTTTTAGTAGGAGACAAGAATGCTATCTTAATTGCAGCAAGAATACTAGGATACGGTAAAGACTATGAATTTACTTACCAAGGGCAAAAAGAAAACGTAGATTTATCTTTGATTGAGAATAAGGCTTTTGATGAAAGTTTATTTGCAGATAGAAAGAATGAGTTTACTTTTGAATTACCATCTACAGGTAACACAATTACATTTAAGTTACTTACTCATGGTGATGAACAAAAAATTCAACAAGAGATTAAAGGTCTTAAAAAGATACAGAAGGATTCATCTCCGGACTTATCAACTAGGTTGAAACATATGATACTTTCAGTTAATGGTGCTACAGATACTAAGAGCATTAGAGACTTCGTAGATAATCATTTCTTAGCAAGAGATTCACGTGCATTTAGAAAATTTATTTCTGAGTTTCAACCAGATGTAGACTTAAAGTTCTACCCAGAAAACGGACCAGCAGGAGGGGTTGATATTCCAATTGGGGTCAGCTTTCTTTGGCCTGACGCCAACGTATAGAGCATCTATATTTAATCAGATACATGAAATAGTATTTCACGGAAAAGGTGGATATGATCATGATACTGTTTATGCAATGCCTGTATGGCTACGTAATTTTACCTTTCAGAAACTGAATGAATATTACGAAAAAGAAAAAGAAGCGATGGATAAAGCTAAGAGTAAATCACCTAGCAAATCAGCTCCAAGAGGACCTTCAGTAAGGAAACCTTCTTATAGTACTAAGGCTCGCCCATAAAGCGAGCTTTACCTATTTATATGATATAAGTACCCGTTAGATGGCCGATAATAAAGAACTTCAAGAAGCGAAAAAACTCTTACAGGAAATAAACCTGTTAAGAGCTAAGCTTGATCAAAAACCGTTAGTTTTAACGGATAGTGAAGCTGTACAACAAATACAAAGACTTCGTAATGAACTTAAAGGAACACAGAAGGACTTTGAAAACATAGATGACTCTGCAACAAGTC